AAAGAGAAGAAAGCAGCGTTATGGTGCTAGTGACACCAGTCGTGGTGGAAGAGATGATTTCAGACCTTATACCAAGGCAGATTATGAAAGAGGTGAAGCAAATGATCCTAGAAAGAAAGTAAAGAAGGAAGAAACTGAAGTTGAAGAAGGTTACAAGGCAATTGACAAGAAAAAAGAAACAGCAATGTATCGCCGTGCTGGAAACCTGGCACGTACTTCTCTGTCTTCAAAAGGCAAAAAGAAAGAGGAAGCACAAACCAAGTCTGCCAAGATCGTAAGTGCTATTACCCGTCAAAAAGAGAATGAGCGTTTCTCTAAGATGGCAGATGAGAAGGCAAGAGACAACTACAAAGAAGAGACTGAAATTGAAGAGGGTATGAAGCAAGCCCGTGCCAACGTTGGTGCTGGTAAGTGCTGGGATGGTTACACTGCAAAAGGAACCAAGAAGAAGGGTGGAAAAGAAGTTCCTAACTGTGTGAAAGAGGATGAAATCCAAGAGAAAAAAGGACTCTGGGATAATATCCATGCCAAGCGTAATCGTGGTGAAGCACCTGCTAAACCAGGTGAAAAGGGATATCCCAAGACTTTGAATATTGAAGGCATCGATGAACTTTTAAATGATTCTATCTTCGATCAAATCACCGAAGAGGAACTGCTGCAATTTGCCTTTGACATCTTTGAAGAGATGGAGCATGAAGGAATTTTGATCGAAGCAGTAGAGTACTTTGATGAGATTCTTCTGGAAGATCGTTATGCCGATGCGTCTGCTACTTCTAAGGCAAATGCCCGTGCCCAAAGAAAGGCAAAGGTTATGGGTGCTATGAAGACTGCTGGTGCTGCCGTCAAGAAGGCAGGCAGTGCTGCTGCTGGTCGTGCTGCTGAGATGGCAAAGAGATCTGCTCCTGCCGTTAAGAAAGCTGCTGGCACTGCTGCTAAGGCAGTTGGTGCTGCTGCCAGAGGTGGGGCTTCTCTTGCCAAGAAAGCTGCTACTAAGACTGCTGCTGCCGCAGGTGAGGTTGCTGGTGCTGCCAAGGGTGGTTACGAAGCAGGACGCATCAAGGCAAAGAGAGAGGCAATGGCAAAGACCAAGCCTCAAGCAAAGTCCTCTGGTGACGGAGACAAGACTGGTGGAAAACTTGATTCTCTTCTGAAGGATGTTCGTGGTGGTGAGAGCAAGCCTGCTGCTAAACCTGCTGCCTCTGGAGGGTCCTCTGGAGGGTCCTCTGGTGGTAGTTCCTCTTCTGGTGGATCGTCCGATAGTGGTACTGCAACCCGCAAGAGAGGTCTTCTGAGAAGAGTTGGTAGTGCTATCAAGTCTGGATTGAAGAAAGCAATCGGAAAGACTGCTAGAGGTGTTGCTAACGTCTCTGGTGGTGTTGCTAAGAGATTTGGTGAAGACACTGAGTTTGACATCGTTCTGGACTACCTCCTAGAGCACGACGTGTGCTCTATCGATGAAGCAGAAGAAGTCATGATGGAACTCACTGAAGAAGAGATCGAAAACATCTTGACCGAAAGAGAGATGACTGCTGCTGATAAGAAGAAAGAAGGTGAACTTAAAAAGAAGTATGATGACTCTGGCATGAAGGCTTCTATGAAGAAGCAGTACGGTAAAGAAGAAGGTAAGAAAATCTACTTTGCTACTATTCGTAAGAAAGCAATGGGTCGTTGACAACTTCTAACATAACTCTAAGGCACCCTTGACAGGGTGCTTTTTTTTGTGTAGACTACCTTTGCTAAGGTTCAGATAAATAGTATCTGATCTTTTATAGACAATGGATGTCTGACTATGAAAATCCCTGGGAATATCACGGCACCGATTTTGACGGGAGCTGTATTGGGGACTACTTTGGGTTTGTTTACCGTATTACCAATCTCACCAACGGGAAGAAGTACATCGGAAGAAAATACTTCTGGTCGTTACGAAAGCCTAGAGGTGGAACTAGGAGAGTTCGTTCTGAGAGTAACTGGAAAAGATACTACGGCAGCTCTGATGAACTTAATACAGAAAGAAAAGAGTTGGGGAACTCTTCTTTCAAAAGAGAAATACTAAGTCTCCATAAAACAAAAGGTCAAGTAAACTTTGAAGAGACAAAGCAGTTGTTCGTTAACAATGTTTTGAGTGAAAGTCTTAATGACGGAACACCTGCTTTTTACAACTCAAACATACTTGGTAGGTATTATCGTAAAGATTATTTCTGTCAAGAATAATGGAACACAAGTTCGAACACCACTGGGGTGGTGAAGAGATGTGGTATCAGAAAGCAGAAAGATGGGCAAACAAACAAAAGTTTCCCATCAATCATCTTGCTTTGGGTTTGATTGCTTGGTTAAAAGAAAAGTGGATTGACGGTAAGATCCAAATGGAGATGGCTTCTGTTGATAAACAGGCAGACGCCATTGTAAAACAGTGGGAAGAAGAGGACAAACAACCAGAACCAGAGATCCTTGAAGAGGGTATCTTTGGGCAGGATGGATGGTCTATTAGCATCTCAAATCCAGTGGTTGAAAAAGATAAATAATGTGCCTATTTTTCGGCACTAGATGACCGTCGATTTACATAACTTCTTTAGATACTATAAAGAAGATAACAAGCAGCATGTTGCTGCTGTACAATGGTTAGAGGACAACCTGCCTGCTGAGTTTCTTGACGACAATGCAGAGTGGGTTTCTATCTACCGTAAGAGGGTTGAGAGCAAGTTCTCTAACCCACTGGCAGTTCCATACTTCCCACAGACTGACAACTATACAAATGCCGAAAGGACTTGTAACTCGTCTTCCTGTGCTATGTGTCTGGAATACTTCAAACCTGGTACACTTCAAGGTGCCAAGGGTGATGATGCTTACGTTAAAAAAGTATTTGAAATCGGTGACACAACTGACCATGCCGTACAGACAAAGGTTCTGGAAAGCTATGGTGTCAAGTCTCGTTTCTCTTACAACCTTACCTTTGCCGATTTAGATCGTGAACTTGCTGCTGGTAGACCAGTAGTAATCGGTATCCTCCACAGAGGTCCTCTTAGTGCTCCTAAGGGTGGTCACATGTGTGTAGTAATCGGCAAGAAAGGTGAGGACTATATCGTCAATGATCCCTATGGTGATCTTAATGATGGTTACTCTTCCGATGTTTATAACGGTAAGGGTGCGGTTTATAAAAAGTCGGAACTGAAGGCACGATGGTGTCCTGGTGGTAACGATGGTTGGGGTCGATTGTTTGACGCCTGATAAATAAACCAGTATAATGGAGACCCACTTTACTGTGGGTCTTTTATTATAAGTTAATGTTTTGATTTTTTGTGCCGTGGAGATTGCCTTTTGAGAAAAAGGTACACCCCTTTCTCTATACGGATGTCGAGTTCTATTAAAGTTAGTGTTAAAAAGAGCAATCGCAACAATCTTAAGTGTTGCAACAACAAATGCCGCATGTGCCTATAGTTTCACAAACTATCCTTCGGCAACTGTTCCCCCACCAGTTAAGATTGAAGTGGTAGAAGGCAAGTGGGAATGTCCTAACTGTACCAAAAACGAAAAGATTGTTCTTGAAGAACTTCAAAAGAGAACTAATATCAAAGATAAGAATGCCCTTGCCGCAATCATGGGCAACATCAAACAGGAATCTGGTTTCAAGGCAAACATCTGCGAGGGTGGTGCCAGAGTTCCATACCACCAATGTTATTCTGGTGGGTATGGTTTGATCCAATGGACAACAGAGAATCGTTACCGTGGTCTTGGATCGTTCTGTAAGAAGTATGAATGTGATCCATCGACCATTAAGGGTCAAGTTCGTTACATGATTAACGAAAATCAGTTTCAAAAGATTCTTCCTGAGTTCGAGAATCCTGGTTTCTCTATAGATCAGTATATGGTTCCCTCTTATTACTGGTTGGGATGGGGTATCAAAGGTGCTCGTGAAAGATATGCCAAGAGATACGCAAGAAAACTTGTCTGGTCTCTTGACCTTCCTAAGGAAACCTGATATAATTACTACATCACTTGGAGAGGTGTCCGAGTGGTTGAAGGAGCAGCACTGGAAATGCTGTTAGGGGGTAACTTCTACGAGGGTTCGA